ACATAGCGCGGTAGCGTCTCAGCAATCTGCTGTTTGAGTAATTGGTACTTTGAACCGAGGTCTATGTTCTGCGTTCCCTCGGGGAACAACACGCTTCGGTCGTCCGAAATCAGTAAATCCATAGCGACATATTTGGTGCAAATGTCTTCAATCGCTTTCTCAACATACCGCTCTCCGTAAATGTAGGACACCTTTATCGCGTTCCACTGGAAATAGGGGTAAGTGTTATTGAAATAAATAATACCCAATTCGTAATCGCACCACCAATCGCGCAGACGAGCCTCGTCCCCGGTGGTGGTTCCGACATAATCAATTAGGAACTTGTGCTGATTGACAGCAATTGCTGCTCCCGACATCGCGGCAGTGAAGCCAGCAGGTGCGAGGTCTGTCACGCCCGTAAGAGTATTACCGGTTTTACCGGTATAGTATGCCGCGACCATAGCCGTACCTGTACCTGTATAGACGATACCATAGTTAGCGAACTCGCTCGCATCAGTAAGAGCGAGTGAGCCGCCGCCGATAGCACCGGTCGTAGTTGTAGGGAGGCTTGTCAGCCCAGTAATTGCTACGCCTGTCTCATTTGTAGTAGCGATAGTAGCGTTCTCACCACCATCACCGCGCCTCATGGAGGTAATTTTCATTTTACCGCCACCGTAGTCGGCGTTAGCGGACGAAAAGAACTCATGATGCACATTGGCTGTTTCTAAGCCGCCTGCTGCGTGGTTTGATTCAAGGGTGAATGAAGGGGAAAATGCGACACCCGCTTTGTTTCTGCGGTTATCTTTGTTAATCAAATCAGATAGATTGCTCGCGGTTGATTCGTTGTCAAAATCCGCCCGCCAATTGCCTGTGCCTGTACCCACTTGTAGTGATGCGACACCACCGTCACCGGGGCATAGATAGAGATAGTCAGTCGCGTCAATCACGCTATTATCAAGAATCTCAACATGCGCTTCTGCCGCTGCTATCTCTCGGTATTCTTGGCCCTGCCAAATCTCAAGTCTCACGATTTGCTGAACATTACGGAACAGCAAGGGGGTTGTACCGACATAATCGGTGTAGTACCTACGCCTGTATGGTTTGTAAGTGTCAAAGTTCTTGTATTCAGCCGTCTGTAACATAGGACGCCACGCGTTATTCGTAAGGTTGTCAATCTTGTCTTGCGCCCTGCGGATGAGATGCTGTACAGCCGACTTTGTTATACCGCGCCGTTTGCCGTTAGTGAATGATTGTAAGTTTTGCGCGGTTGCATTATTGGCTATAGTGTGTGATGCTGTGAGACTGTACGCTCCGCCACCCACTGCTGTTTGCTGTAGAGCCAAACGCGCTTCGCCACCAACGAGAGTGATACCGCTAATGTAAGCGGTCTCGGCGAGAGTAGCGTCACTAAGCACCTCAATTTGGTCACCCACTTCGTATCCTGTCTGTCGCAGGTCAATGGGGCTGATTTCAATATAGGCGTTACCGGCTGTCGCGTTGACCGAGAGGTCATCGGGGTCGGGGAATTGGATTTGTAGTAGGTCGGCTACCTTTTGCGGGGTAGTGTAGATGGTAGCATCGGGGTCAAGGGGTTGAGGGGGTCGCTCACCGGGCTGAAATATAACTGGCATTATTATTCACCTCTCCGTGGTGGCCCTCTCCGTGGTTGTGTTCTAACACCACCGCGCCTACCACTGCGGGTAGGTCTCGCTCTTGTAGATTGGGTAATAGGCGGTTTATTTTGACCTTCTTCCCATTCCTTGCTTCGCAGTGCTTGTCGCACCTCCTCAAGTTCTTCCATAAAATCGGGGTCTGCTTCCTGTTCTTCGTCTGACATACTGTCATATTGTTGTGCCAATGGTCTATACACATCTTTGAGTTCATCGGTAGTCATATTAGCGTAGGTATTCGGTTCACTCCTTTCTGCGCCTTCTGTGAAATAATTTTCCGCTTCTTCACCCAATTGTCTTGCCATTTCATTCAACTGTGATTTTTCTTCTTGGGCCTGCTGTTCTTTTTCTTCGGCTGGCCTTAGATGTTCTCCTAATTCGTCCGCGGCAGTGCCCCCGCTACCGGTAATTTCTCTCCATGCTGACTCAAGGCTGGGTTCCGGCTCTTCTTCTTCTTCGTACCCGTGCGGTACTTCGGGCCTATTTAGGTCTCTAAATGTTCTTGGGGGTCGCAGTTTTTCCGTGAAACGCTGGCCGTAGTCGCCGCGCCTGTTTATGCGTGTTAAAGTAGTAGTATCGTCTCGCATCTCCGGTTCTAATTCGTGTGGGTCGGGCATTTCAGCGCCTTCGCCAGCGAGTGCTTCATCGCGTTCAAATAGTTCTAATTCCGGCCTCTTGTCTTTTTTACCGGGTGGCCTGCCGTAGGCACCGGATGCTCCACCTTCATAGACAGGGTCCATCGCGTCCTTTGTTTCGTCAAACAATCTTTGCCATTCTTCACCCTCCAAAAACCCGCTGTCGCTCTGCGCATGCGCATCACGCCATTTTTGTTCCGCATCATGAAAGTCATCCGCTATCTTATTTTGCTCGTCTATATCACTACTGAACTCCGGCGGCATCGTGCCTTCCAAGCCTTCTATCCCACCGGTACGCGCTGCTTGACCCCTATGGCGCTTACGCGCAGGGTGCGTAAGAGGTAGGTGACTCGTAGGGAATCGTTCTTTCTCACCCTCTTCGGGTGGGTCCGGCCACGCTTTCAATAATTGCCAAGCAGCGTCTATCGGGTTCACTGACTCTCCTCCGGTGGTAATCCGTGAGCCGTTCGCATTTGATTAAGCATAGCGGTATGACATTCTTCACAGATATTATCACCGTGCCATTCGTCTACGGCGGGATTCACACGACATAAATCGCATACAGGGCCTTCCATCCGACTCTGCTGTCTTTGTCGCTCTTGTTCTTGTTGTAAATTACGCCACATAGAAGCCTGCTCATCGGCTCTACTCTTGTCTTCTTCATTACCCCTATACGCTTGCTTAAGGAATACCCACGCTTTCTCTAACGGGAAAGAACGATTGAGCGCTTCACGATGCACAGCGCAAAACTTCTCGTTCTGAGCGCACGCTGAATTACAACCCGATACTGTGCAGGTTTCCCACCCTTCGTTCATTGAGCATCCCTCACCACTCCGAGGTTATAATCCATTGGTTTGTTACACGCGCCACAGCGCTCAAGCCAACAAAAATGTAGCATACCACAAGACCCGCAACGAGTACCGCTACCGATGTCAAGGACATCACGCGCGTTACGCGTACGAATGTTTTGCTTCTGTATGATTCCCGCGAGTGGGTCTTCCGGTGCGGTAACGCTACCTGCGCCGATTGATTCAGCCATACGCCAGCCTTTTTTTTCCATACGCGAGAGGTCGTCAACAGTATAGTTGGACATCTATCCACCTCAAGCGAGTGTAGCCACCGTATAGACAATTTCGCCGCGAACTATATTCATTTCAATAATAGTATCCGCACTCGGGGCAACACCTGTGTTCAGCATCTGACCGTAAAGTGGCGCTGCTGAGTCTTCAACATATAGAATCTCGTTATCGGCTACAGCGACAGTAATCCCTGCCCCAATAGTGACAGCGGCTGCACCAATAGCGGTACAGACACCTAATCGTGTGTAGTTCGCGCCTTTATCGGTTTTCTTTACCCAAATGACATCACCAACAGTGATAACATCACGCGCGTCTCCTGTAGTATAATCATCATCTACAGTCATCGCGCCGGCTTCGGCGGCTGCATAGCCGGCACCGTTATTGATTTGGATACCCGAATCGTAAGGCCCGTGAGGGGAAAAACGAAATGTCCATACTCTTCTGACCACGAGGTCTCACCCCGCATCAGCGCTTACCTAAAGCCCACCATGTACCGTCAAGACCTGCTGCGGTAACTAATGTAAGTGTTGAGTTGACCGCTATGTCAATCTCAGTATCAGTCAGACCCGCAGCACTACCATTCGCACCGGCGGCTACAGCCTTTGAGAGATGAGTAGCCAACGCTATATCTCCACCGGTTGTTACACCAGTATTCGTAAATGTTCCAGTCATGAGCAACAAATTGCCCAGTACGCTCGGTCGTTCGTCTATTGTAAATGTAAATACCATTATTCAGTCACCTCAGCCTCTTGTAGGTCTGCTTCGCCCTCTACGAGGGCGGTCTCATTCATAACCTCTTCTGTTAAAACAACCTCTTCGGTCTCTTCCGCGACCTCTTCTGTTTCTTCTTCTGAACTTATACCGAGTGTATCGCGCACGCTACTCAAGAGTTGTGCTTTAGTCAAGCCCGCGCGCACTCTTACATCATGTAGAGTAAGCCAATCATAGAGTTGTTGCCGCGTCCATTTTGTGTCCGGTTGTCCATCACCGTCTAAATCTACTAACTCATTCGCGTCACTTCCCACGACAAAGTCGGGGTCGTTAGTAATTTTACGGCGGTTAGACTCAAGCCATTCTTGGGTAACCTCTTGTGAGATACCACGAGTGAATGTCCCGAAGGCTGCGCGCTTAGTGGGCCAACGCCCACGATATGTTACGGTTGGCATTTAACCACCTTAACCGCATATCATCCAAATCTGTGTAGCAGCGACTGTTACATCACTGATACCGCCCGGATAAGTAAGGGTCAAAGTGTTATTGACTCCGGTAGTACCGGTGTCGCTAAGTGCGCCTCGCACACCACCACCGAGACCGGTAGTACTGTGGTCTAATGTACCTGCACTGCCGAGCATGTAAGCCACGATTTGTGTTGCTTCGCCCGATACTTGTAGAGAGATTGCTGCTGCCTTATAGTTAGCAGCAGCCAATTCTCCACAAAGTAGTTTCAAGCCCGCTACATTTGTTCTGTCAGTCTGCGCCGGTTCAAATGCAGTCAATGCACCCGGATAATCGCTACCTTGCCACAGTGTGCCATCTTCCGGTGACCCTGCGTATAGGTCTAATTCAAGACTGACGGTAAAACCAGTCGCCCCTGCTCCTCTTGTTATTGTTATTGCCATAATTAATCAACTCCTATTTCTCCTATGTCTCCAACCTCATGTAAGGTCACGAATACTCCCTTGTGCTCCAAAGAAAGAACACCACATTTCGCCCATCGTTCTATACAATCCTTCCTGTCCGAGGCGGTTGATAGCGAACGGGTCGCCAGTTTCAATTCCGCTCTCAAAGTACTGAGTCGGTATCGCTGTTTGGAACCATAGGTAGTCTGTATCAAGATAATAGATACGACTACTACCGTCTGCTGTAACATCTTTGCTTGGGATGATTGGCACACCGTTGTAGGTAGCCACGATGAATCCGGCTTCTATACCGGGTACACCTTTCACACCGCTGTATGATGGAGTAACTCTCTTTGTTTCCATGAATCGCTGTTGGGTCTGTAATAACTGCTGGATATTCATTAGTGTATCATAGCCAGTTAGGATAACCTTTGGATTACCACCACGAGTCCATACTTGCTGGAAGATGGTGTCAAGGAAATCAAGACTTAGCGCGCGGTTGGTGCTTGTTGCATCAACGCTAACTTCTGCACTGTGGAAATCTGCGGTACCGTTACGAGTAATTGAATACATATCGTGGTCGGTAAGAGCGCTTACATGCACACCGGCAGTCATATTGTCCGGGTCTGATGTAATTCGGTCAAGTGATTCAAAGTCGTTTGCTGCTGGTGTATCAACATCAGTTGTTAGCATTCGGTTGATATGGTCTGCGTGATGCTTACCCATCTCTTCCTTCAATACTTGTCGGACATCGCCCATTCCGTCATCCTTGTCGGATAGGAACATAGCAACCTCTGATAGGTCAAAGGTGTGCGCGACAGTCTTCGGCTTTGCAGCCACATGTAGGAAATCGGGTTTGGTAGTCTCCGGTAGGGTTGCGTTTTCAGCAACACCGCCGCCCTTAGTGAAGGACGCCTTAGAGGTAATGATTCTCCAACCACTCTTTTCCCACGGTTTCTTAGGTAGAATACTAAACGCATTGAACTCTTGGTTCAACTGAGACCAAACCTTTCGGCCGTAAATTGCTTGGTAAGAACCAGCAGTAGTACTCATTAGCGGTGCATCCGCTTTGAGTATATCCCCGCTACTGTATGTATATCCAGTTAGCGCTGTTCCACCGTAGTAATACCGTTCCATGTCTTGAATTGTGCGTACATAATCTCTTGCCATACTTATTCACCTCCTCGTAGTGCGCCAGCAGCGAGTCTGTGGACATCATCCCAACTCATATCTGCAAGTGCGTCACTTGAAGGAACTTCAACAAGAGCGCGGGATGCACTCTTAGTAATTGTCTCACCGGCTTCGCCGCTGGACAGGTTGTTAATACGCTCATTTAGCGCGATAACTGCTTTTTGTATGTCTTCTAATGGCTTACGAGAGTCAAATGACTGTCGTGCTTCCTCATTAGATTTCTGAGTCATCTCGGAAGTGTAGCGTTCATCAAACGCGCCACCGAGTTCTCCTTTGAACTCTTGTTCCGCGCGTGCTGCCTTGTAGACTGCATAAGCCTCTTCAAGTTGCGCGCCGCTGACATTCTCCTTGATTACGAACTTGCTACCAGTAGGTGCTGGGTCTGCGCTTGCGCGGATTGCGAACTTGTTGCCGCTTCCACCGCTACCGAAATCCATCTTTGGACGCTTTTTGGAATCTTCCTCACCTGCGCCTTCAAGAGAACCTTGTCCGCGATGGTCAAAGCCGGATTCTCCGGGGCCGTAGCCCTTTTCAAACTGACTTCGCGCCTTGTTAGTGTCATAGCCAGCGCCTTTCACGGTGCTCTCTAACCACTGCAAGTACTCGGTGCTGATAACATCATCAAATCCTTTTTCAACTTCTTCATCAGAATAAGCCATCTTTTCTTTGTCATCCCCCCCATCATCGCTGTCTTTCTTTTCGTCTTTCTTTTCGTCTTTCTTCTTGTCGTCTTTGCTGTCCTTCTTGTCGCCGAACGGGAACCCACCCTTGTCGTCTCCATCAGACTCAGCATCGTCAAGTTTCTTTGACAATCGTTCCAATACATCATGTAACTGTGTTACTACTTCTGTTTCTGTCATTTTTTCATCGTCCTGTTTTAGTATTCTGAATTGTGCTTCCGGGTTTATTCCTTTCTCGCATATTGTTACTTCATGCAACTCCATGCGCCGGATTTCCCGGTAACTGCCTCGCTCCTTGCTGCTTTTGCTGACTCGCTCAAATGCTTGTCCGCCGATACTGAAAGACTTAAGATTGCCTTTTCGCACCTCGGATGCAACTTCGCGAGCCTTTTCAATGTCATTCCGTAGTCTAATGACAACGAACATGCCGCTGTCGTCAACTTCGGATTTCCATAAGCGCCCGGAGGAATCTGTGTATTCGGGGACAACTTCCCCGACTTGTATATTGGAGTGCGCGAGTTGTACATTTCTGCATTGTGCGTTATCCATGAACTTGTGGAACGCTTCATTAAGCGCGCCTGTGGTAATGAGGTCTCCTTGTTTATCAACGAGTTCAACGCTTGCGTATCCGGCGACAATGAGGTCATCTCCAATCCCCTTAATGAGGAGGGGTGATGATTGGCTTGATAGGACTGCACTCGCGACCACTGGCTCACCCCACGCGAAGTTATGGTATTTAATCCGCGCGCAACTCTAACACTGCCTCTTCATCGGTGATACTAAGCCTCGCTTTTTCACCTTCTTCTGTTGTAATACTGCTGTTTTTCTTTGATTTGCTACCGGATTCGGGGGTTTTCTCCTTCTCGCGTCCATCGGGATAGAAGTCGGGAAGCGTCTCGGGGCGCGTTAATTCGGTCGGACCGCGTGGCGCAGCATCTTCTGTGCCAAGACCGACTGCGAGACCCTTCGGTCCTGTCCAAGTCATCTTCTCTTTCGCGAGTAATTCTTCTAAAACGAGTAGCGCCTTGACGATGACGGGGTCTTTCAGTAACTGATTCGGCATAATTTTCTTCGGTTTTTTGTCTTCCGGCCGCGGGTCGGGTGTAACCTCCGCTTTCTTCTTACGCTTTTTGTCGTGCATGTATTCACGCGGGTCATAATCTATCTTAGCCACACCTTTCAGCATCAACGCGGCGAGTGGTTCCCAACATGGGCGTAGTGTTTCTGCTACGCGTACGGGGTAATCGCCCTGTAATGACTCTCCTTTACCTATTCTCCACACATCAAGTAACACACCTGTCTCATTTTCCAGTCGGCGGGCTTTGTAAATCACATCATCATCAATAGTGGGTAGCGATACTATGACTTTGACACCCTCAACAGCCACGCTATGCGGTATGTGAGGGATTCCCGACTTAGTGAGCATACCGAGAGTGGCTATACTATCAGTCGCTTTAGATTCAGCCGCTCCTTGTAATTTTGCGCCGTGCAAAGCATACACCGATTCGCCGCCGCGCTCCCTACGGGAGACGCTACCAACGCTCACAGTAGCGAAGTCACCTTCGTCAAACGAACCATCACCGCTCGCTGTTCCAATATCCATGTACTGCTTACCATCAACTTTAGCCGCGCGATTACCGAGTTTTTCAGCAATTTCGTCACTAACCGGCCCTATCCCGAGCCTATACACAGGGTTGTTTTGCCCCCGCTGTCCGAGAATAATCACACTGACGCGCTTCTCATCATCAAGTAGTACCCATTTCGGATGACGCGCTTCGCCCTCCATGTAAGTTGATTCGGAGTCGCGGAGCATGATACGCCCGCCTTCTATTTCCTTCACCGATTCAGCGAGACCTTCGTCATCCGTCTGCCGCGTGTTAATCGGCTGTGGTGTTTTCACCTTCTCATTAGCCTCAAAACTACCACGGAGCGCACGCATTCGGTGTTTTAGCATCTCTTCGGTGACATCTTCTGTAGCGACTCGTAACAAGTCAACGATATGCAAAACCTTACCGTCATAGATTGCATCTACCACGAAGTTCTTTTCGTTAATCTCTTTCACTGATTCTTCTAACTCATCAGAAATTGTCGCCCCTGTGACTTTGACATCGTCATCATCGCGCTCAATTATCACTCGCTGGCCTTCGGGCCACGAGTTCACTATCCATTCCCCACTGAACCCGCGCAGGTCTTCTAAGTCTGAGAGGTCAAAAATGCGGTGAGCGGCTTTTATCGGTGAGGCGTCTCCCTTTTCTCTCTCCTCGTCTTCCTCTTTAAGAATATCAAGGAAAGTCAGACGCTCAAGCGGCTCACCGCGCCGGAATCTTTCGTTTATCTTAGTAGGTTTGGTGTTTCTTCTGCCTAAGTGCGACAACTGTGGTTTTGTATCGGCGGTATCAATGTCAAAGTAATCCCCCATTTCCGCCATTTTGTTTGCAGCGAAATCCATAGGCATAATCCCTTCGTTAATAATTCGCATGAGAGAGATGGGTGGTAAAGCCAAATCCGATATTTTAGGTTGGCTAACATTTTCCAAAAAGACAGGCTCACCAGTTCTCTTATCGTAATCAACAGTGAACGGAGGTTTGGTTGGATAACCATGATGTCTTTTTATGGCGGGCGATGTGTATAAAGGCATAATAGTCTGTGTCCCAGCGTTCATTCGCCCCAACGGTTGTGGTCTAAATACTGTGTCATTTTCGCTCCCACCTTCGCTTTTATTCTGGAGAGGTTGCCCGAGGTACCGTGATAATTTACCAATTATATCATCGGCTTTCCCTTGTGACTTTCTTCGCGCGCTTTTGCCACCAGCGGAACCCTTCGCGCCTTTTGTGCCGGCTTCCCAGTTAGTATTTTTAGTCAATTCATGTCTGAACTTTTTGTACATTCTGTCCATTAACTCTGCTTCGGTGCTTGCCGGCCATTTGTAAGGTGTTGCTTTGCCGTGAATACTACCACTCTGTTTAGCGAATCGGTCAGACAACGATTGAGCAATCTCTTCGGGGTGATTTTTCAGCATAGTGTTTATAGAAGAATCGTCAAGGTCGTCCATAAAACTCGTGACCCAATTGTGTCGTCTCTTTCGGTCCTTTTCACCGGCTTTCCCTACAACAGCACCCGCGGGGTTCTTTGATTTCCATTCCGGGTGTTGCGTGGCTTTGACTCTCGCGATAGCGTGTTTGATAATATCGCGCATGTGCTCTTCGTCAGTTGTAGGTCCTGTCGGCTCTGCCCCTGCTACTGGTGGTAGAGCAGCGTCCTCGTTGAAAACTCTACTATACGGGTCAAGCCATTCATGGAATAGATGCAACATACTCGGGTTACCTTTCTGCTTAAAATCTTGGATTCTGTCATGTAAGGCTTCGTCATTAGGCTTCACCCCTTCATTGGCTATTGATAAAGGCAGGTCATGGTGACTCATGATATTTCCATTCTCATCACCAATACCGAGTTTTTTATTCATCTCGGGTGTTTGGTGATTAGCGACATAGCGCTCAGCCGCTTCCACAAGAGCCATTATCGCGGGTGTAGCGGCATTCCAATCTTCTTCTCCTTGATTATCTGTAGTACTATCAAATAGACCTCCCCCTAAGTGTTTCTCTGCAAGTTCTTTGAACACTGGTAATACCGCTTCAATAGCCGCGTGCGTATTATTACAATCTTCTGCTATTTGCGCTACTCTCCTTCGGTGTGGAGATTGAGAAGACTTATTATCAGCCGTCTCTAAGGGGACGAGGGGCGTGTGTCTATCCCTCAAATCATTCACGATTTGTCGTTGACGCTCAATGGCATTATTCAAACCATCTATATTTCGTTTGGGGCCTTTCTCTTTTTTCGCTTTATCCGCGGTTTCAATAGCCGCCGGTAATCCCTCTAAAAGGTCAAGGAAGTATTCTGCCATATCAACAGGGTGCTCTCGTGACATAAAGGCCCTGTTCCCGTTCTGTAAAGGGAATGAAAAGTTTGAGCCGTCCACCGCGTCAGCATTAGGCTTCTGTCCCGGCCCCCCTGTCAAACTATGGATATTCACTTTTGCCGCGCTGGGGTCATCTGAAAGGATATTATGCGTGTTCGCTAATTGCTCAGCGGACATGTGCTGAGGCACACTTTGGGGGACATTAGGACCAAAGTCTCCGTGTTCTAACAAATACTGTGACGCCTCTTCTCTATCCAAATTAATACGCGGCTCTCCTTCATGGTCGTCTGCTATGAACGCGTCCGGGTTAAAAATCGGCATCTCTTCTTTACCCGAAGTGTCAATCATACCACCAGCGACATTATCATAATGCGATAAAAGGGAACTTAGGGAATGTTGGTCATAATCTCCCTTTGGTTCAACCGAGTAAAACGAATACCCACCCCCTAAATCATCATCTTCGGGAGACAATAACTTATCACTCAAATCTCCATACCGTGTTTTGTCTCCCGCTTCACGCGAAAAACCCATTTCTCTCATCCATCTACCAATCTGTTCTTCGTTCTGCTCACCGGTAGGGTGGTCTTTATCCACACCCGGCAGCCAACCATTATCCCAATACCCATGCGTAGTTATCAGTTTATCTAATCCGTCTGTTGGTATCATGTGGGTTGATTCACCTTCCGAACCTAATGGCCGGTCGTGTCTATCAGCCGGCCGAGCAAGCCCACAAAGGGCCGCTATCAAATCTGTGGTTTGTGGCATCACGAATTGAGATTTCATAGATGTAGGATTACCATGATAAGTGGGGAGTTTTTTCCCTTTTTTGGCGACAAATCCCGGGGTGAGGGTATTCATATTTGGTGAGCGCCATTTTACATTACTCGGGTTCAAATGAGACTGTGTAGCACTTCTATTAAACTCACCTGTGCGCGCATATCCGAACATAGATTGCATCTCGTCATGGGGCACAATAGGTTTATCGTACGCCCCCTCGGGACCTCCCGCTTGCGCGAAACGCTCAATTTCTTTCGGCCAAGCCAACATAGCCTCTTGTCGTGTCAAACCTTCTTCGCTCTTTGTATCAAACCACTGCTCGTTCGGTTCCATTAACATTTTATCAACCGGGCCTGTAAATACACCGGGGTACATTTGGTGGACACCGTGCAAATACGCATTCTCGTCCAACCCCATACCTCCACCATCCATATCAAACATGTGAGAGAATGACGGAGTACCGTCAGCGTTTAGACCACCTATTGCTGGAGCACCGACCTGTCTTATCGCGGCGCCACCAACTAAATCTTGCTGGTGTTTTTCCGCTACCCCTTCGTTAAACAATTGGTCTCTAACACTCTCGTCTAACCAACCGTTCTCTACATATTGGTCTATGACTTGAGGAGTAAGGTGGCTTTCTTCCTCTTGACCCTTTTGGCCGCCCCATATCGCCATACCTTCATCACTAATCTCACCAGTAGGTAAATTGAGACCACTAAGCATGTGCTCGTACTCATCCATAAGATTTTCTTCACCTAACGCGTTGCGCATAATATGATGTCTCGCGCTCATTGAGCCTTCTTCTTCGTCCCCATAATGTGAAAATACTCCATCGTGCTCAGTGACATGCAACCTGTCAAGCGCGTTCCCGATAGCCTCGCTACCGGCCCCTTCCCCAACATCGCGTAATTTCACTTCATTATTATCAGCCCAATTAACTATCGCGCCCGGTATGTAAGGAAACGCTCGTGTTTTTTGGTGTACTCGTGGACCTCTTACCATACCTTTCTGTCGTTTTAGGAAAGGTAGCCAATGCTCCCATCCATGAAAATCAAGATTATCAAAATCTTCTCTCGCTTCCTCATTATGAGGAGCGCCGTTCAATAACCAGCGCATGACATGGAGTCTTTCTTGTGGCTCCAACATCTCTAAGCCGTAGAGGTGAGACATAAAACCGAGTCGCGCGTTAGGGTTCCTCACACCTTCCTCCGACATTTTTTCTGCCAATCCGCTTTCGTTATGTCTACCTGTCTCCTCATCAAGCAACTTGTCGGGATTATACCCTTCCCACTCAAGCAATTTGTGAGCCATAAACATCTGCCGGTACTCATCATCACCATCTTCGGGTTTTTCCCAGCCGTTTTCGTCCGCGTTATTCTGCCAGCGGTCTAACCACTTATTGAATCCGCGCTCATACAACGAAGAGAGCGATACTTGGCCTGTATGTTTTCCAAAATTACTATCGCTATTATGCGGATAATCAGCGTATTTTGATTCATGAGCATCAAGCCCTTCATCAAACTCTCGTGCGCCGGAACCATCACGATACAAATAACGGTATGTCTGATGAACGGGAGCGGACGGGAGCAACGAGTGCTTGTTCTCAAACAGGCCAATATCCATCATAGGGTGCCTGTCGGGTCGGACAGCGTCAGACCCCGGTGCTCTACGCATATCTCCTTCTGTTGCGGGAGCGGTCTCCATTCTCCCCGATGCCATTTTCCAAAGCATTATGGTTTGTTTATGCACCTTCTCTTTTCTCACCGCTTCTGAATCACCTTCGTCAATTTGCGCGTCTTCCCATTCCCCTGCTGATATGATTTCTTTGAGGTCACTATGGGGTTCACGCGGTAATGTACCTTGATTGGCAGGGGGGTGGGCTACCATTTTAGGTGAATAATCATATAATTCACGAACAGGTTTTATGCCACCTAAATCAGTCTGTTTTAGTATCCCTCTCGCGGATTTTACCAACAAAAGGTCATTAGTATCAATCGGTACATTTCTCCTGTAAGCGTCAAGCGCTGCGAACATAAAATCGGCAGCGTCATCGGCATCGGCATCGGGTAAGCATTTGAAGAACTCGTAACGAGAGCGCGCCCAAAATCGTTCTGCCGACTCTCTCATTCCTCTCCCCCCGCTATCATAGGCGGCGGGCGAGGGATTCAGCCTTTTCGGCAAGTTCGCTCAATAGGTAAGGATTGTCTTCCTTCCACGCGCCGAACAGTTCGGCCTTTTTGACTGATTTGCATTTGCAGTTCTTGCAGCCCGGTTCGCATTCGCACTTTGACGCCGCGCAACCTTCGCAAGGGCACTCTTCTGCTTTACCGAAGAGAGTTTTCTCATTAGTAATACCTGCTGGCCTGTCTGGTGGTCCGCCGTCAGTCATGTGAGCGCTGGCCGCGCCACCGTCATCGTGTGGGTTAGCCTGTAAGAATCGTACCGATTCTCCGCTTGATTGTGTTGTTTTGCTGACATCTTCGGGGGTGTCGGGTAGTTGTTGGTTAGTGTAATAGTGAGCAGGGCGCGCTTCTTCAACGCCGCCAATACTACGCATTTCGCTGTTATCGGTTTCAGTAGTCGCTTTTTTCAACCGAATGTCTAATTCTTTCGCTTTCTCAAGGAGGTTGTCAACCCCTTCATCCCATTCGCCTGCTTCCACTTTAATTGGTCTTACCATGTTATTCACCTACTGAACGCCGAGTCGTGGAAAACCCACTCTCTGTTGGTGCGCCTGCTGATTCAGCCAGCGCGTGAATATCTCCCCAATCCATATCGTGCCATTCTTCGTTAGACGAAGGTAGGCCCACGACATCAATTTCGGTGCCGTCTCCGGCTTTCTCAATGACTCCGCTTCGGTCTCCTCTTAGAGGGTCGCCCCAAACATCATCAACTGATGGTGAGTTCATGCGCACGAATCCAGCGCGCTTGAGTAGTGTGTCGGGATTGCGCATATCAGCACGCATAGCGCTCATTTGCGAATCCATAGTTTCCATTTTGGTTATTAGCGCGTTCATGAGTCGCATGACCGCGTTATCTTCGTCTCTCTCATCTGTCATATTGGTCCCCCCGTCATATCGTGAAGGTCAGTAGACGGGTCTTCGTCTTCTCCGCCGCCTTCCATCAATTCGCGGACTTCTCCCTGTAATTGACTTATTTTACCATCCAATATCCTTCCCGAATCAAAACCCTGTCGCAAAAGTTCATCGGTAAGGTCGTAACAGCGGTTAAGAC